GCTGTTTAGTGCAGATGATGAAGAAATGGCAAAAGCTAAAACTGGTAATTGGTATATGGAAAACCCCCAAAGAGCCAGAAGTAATAATTCCGCACTGCTGTTAAAAGATAATACATCTTATGAGGATTTTCAAAACCTGATGGAGTCAGTTAAAGAATTCGGTGAGCCAGGATTTATCTGGAGTGATTCTACAGAAATGACTTTTAATCCTTGCGTTGAAGTTGGTATGTGGCCTGTGGACGAACAATCAGGAAAATCAGGATGGCAAGGCTGCAACCTATCAACCATCAACTGTTCTTCTGTAGCAGATGAAGACGATTTTTATGAAAGATGCAAAGCTGCTTCTATTATTGGTACATTACAAGCTGGATTTACTAATCTAGAATATTTAGGCGATGTTAGCAAGGCTATTTTTGATAGAGAGGCACTACTTGGTGTCTCATTAACGGGTATTATGGAAAAACATGATCTAGTATTAACAGAAAAAGTACTAAAAGCCGGCGCGAAAATCGCAGTAGAAACAAATAAAGAATTATCACAAAAAATAGGTATTAATCAAGCAGCCAGAGTTACCTGTTTAAAACCAGAAGGTACAAGTAGCTCTATGCTTGGTACAAGTTCTGGCATACACCCCCATCATGCTAAACGCTATATTAGACATGTACAAGCTAATATTTTAGAGGCTCCATATCAGCACTTCAAAAGTTATAACCCACAGGCATGTGAAAAGTCTTCATGGTCTGCTAATAATACTGATGAAGTTATCAAATTTCCAATTGAAGTGCCAGATGGAGCAAAGTTAAAAAATCAATTACCAGCAGTAGAAATGTTATCTGTGGTCAAAGATACTCAGAAAAATTGGGTTCAGTCTGGTAAAAATAGATCATTATGCACTCAAGAGTTTTTAAGTCATAACGTCAGTAATACCGTAACCGTACAACCAGATGAATGGCAAGATGTAACTAAATATATTTATCAGAACAGAAAATATTTTGCAGGCATTAGTCTTATTCCACAAAGCGGTGATAAAGATTATCCTCAAGCTCCCTTTACTACAGTATTAACTAGTCGTGAGATAGTAAAAGAATACGGTGATGCTGCGCTATGGTGTTCTGGCTTAATTGAACTAGGTCTTAATGCTTTCGATAATAATCTATGGGCAGCCTGTGATTATATTACGCTAAATCAAGAAACAAATAAAGACGGTGATGATAAACAGTTATTTTCTATTAAAATGAGGAGATTTGCTAAAAAATATTTCAATGACGATATCAGAAGGCTAACATATTGCATGAAAGATGTGTATAATTGGAAAATTTATACTGATTTATATGATAGCTTTAGTAAGGTTGATTACACGCAGTTATTAGAAACAGAGGATAATACGACAGGAATAGAGGAAATTAGCTGCGCTGGTGGGGCGTGTTTAATTTAAACTCTTTCTTGAAAGGTTATCAACTTTGAAAAAACAACGAAAAAAGAACATCAGCAATTCTATACAGCCTCCAGAAAACGTTTTTGGTTTTCAAAATAGATTAAAACCAAGAACAATTAATCAAAAAGACTATATTAGAACTGTAGCTGAAAATACTGTAACATTTTGTCAAGGTGTTGCTGGTAGTGGTAAAACGCACATAGCAATAGGTATGGCTTTAGAATATTTATTAGATTTTAAAGTCAAAAAAATTGTTATTACCAGACCTGTAGTAGAGGCTGGAGAAAGGCTTGGTTTTTTACCTGGAACAGCTGAAGAAAAATTACATCCTTATTTATTACCTATTATAGACGAAATTAATTATTTTATTTCACCAATGCATTATGCAAAATTAAAATCTCAGAGGCAGATAGAGGTAGTTCCATTAGGATTAATGAGAGGTCGTAGTTTTCATGACTCCTTTATCGTAGCGGATGAATGTCAAAATGCATCTTACGATCAGCTAAAAATGCTCTTGACACGCATAGGCATGAATAGTAAAATGATTCTAACAGGAGATATCGCTCAGTCTGATTTACAAAGACACCTCAAAGGTGGATTTTCAATCCTTAGTGAAATGTTAGATAATCTATTAGGAGTTGGTATTGTTAAACTACAATCCTCAGATATTATTCGTAATCCTATTATAGGCGATATTATTGACAGATTAGACGCTTATGAGAATCGTCAAACATAAACCGTGTTTAGTATTAAATCTAGATTATAGTCCAATGTCTATCATAGATTGGAAAACAGCAATTAGCTGGTCCTTTAAAATCAAAGGACAAAAACAACCTATGATAGATATTGTACAATTTTATACAAATGATCGGGCTCAGGGGTGTGGTCAACTACATAAAATACCATGTGTAATGAAAGTCAATAAATTCATTAAGCATAAAAATCATAATGTTAAATTTTCTAGAAAAAATTTATTCTTAAGAGATAATTATACTTGTCAATATTGTGGTAAACAATACCACATCAATAAGTTGACATATGATCATGTTATACCAAAATCTAAATGGAAGCAAAAAAGTTCAGCAACATCTTGGGCCAATATCGTTACCGCATGCAATTTATGTAATAGACAAAAAGCTGATAGAACTCCCAAGCAGGCAAATATGTCTCTATTATTGGAGCCGAAACAACCAAAATTTAACTTTAAATACTTGCCTTGGTATCAAGTTCTGTCTAACATAGAATATATACCAGAATGGACTATGTTCATGCCTAAGGAACTACAATATGAAAGTAAATACATCTGAATTCTCTATAAAACACCATCCCATTGGCACAAAGCAAGATAGTTATTATGTGTTAAAGGGAGATCATGAATTTTTGGATGAAAATGATAATCCTAGATCTAGTAAGTTAGAAGAAGCATGTGCCAAATTAGTGTTTGGTAAGAAATCTAAACATATTACAGATAAAAAGGCTTATAATAGCTATTACATCAAATGCAATCCCAATAAAGAAGCATATAACCCTATTAAGCTACACTCTGCTATTCAAGATAAAAAAACTAATGCTTTCATTGACAATGTTTGCAAGAGTGAATGGTCTTTTTTAGAAGTTGATCAATCAATATTTAATAAATACTTAGAATTTCTCAAGAGTCATAATATTAGAATTCTGAAGGATATCAATAGGAGCTTGAAGTAAATTGCCATCATATACATATGTTTGCGACCAATGCAGCCTGAAAACAGAACTGTTCGCAACCCTACAAAACTATAAAGATACTATAGAGTGTTCATGTGGGTCAATAATGAGAAGATCTTATCAAGATGATCTAGCTAATATGTCTGGATCTGTCATCAAATCCGACTCTGAATTAAAAACTCTAGGCGATTTAGCTAATAGAAATAGAGACAGAATGAGTGACGATCATAAAGCTCATTTATATCAAAAACATAATGAGTATAAAGCTCCAGTTAAACAAAAGGAACTACCAAAGGGTATGACTAGGATGAAAAAACCATCTCAAAAATTTCAATGGCCAAAGTGAGGTAAAAATGCGAAGAAATAAAAAACAAGAATATGCAATATTATGGTTACATGCGCAGAATAAAAAAATGGGTGATATAGCTGAAGAACTGAATATACCAATTGATAAGGTAGACGCAGCAATTAGAGCTAATAAATCGCCTGAAGAATCCAAACAGGCTAAAAAATCAACTAAATCTAGATCTAAAGATTTAATGATTAATAAAACATCTAGCAAGAACACTAAAAATGTGTCCATTATGACAGGAGAGGCTTCGGCGTTAAATGACGAATTGAGAAAAAAATATGCTGGTAAAAGCAAGCATAGTCAGGACTGTATCTTTAGACCCAATGACGCCGAATAAATATCCATCAAAATATTCTAATGGTAAGCTGGTGTCTGCTGCACAGTTTATTACAGAAATAATATGCGAAAATAAAGCGATAAAGGATAACAAAGATCTACATTACAGATTTTGGACAAATAAAAATTGGGCATCGTTTTATAGAAGTCAAATAGCCTCTGCTCATAAATTACTTAAAACATATGACGCAACAGCCATTATTAAGGCGCTCAAGAATAGCAAGGCTCGTAAAATTTATTCTTTGCGAGCCCCTCATCTGATACCTATCATAGAAACAGAGCAAAGTATACTGTCTAGTATTGAGCATAAGACTGTGGATTATACAGATAATCGTAAAACAAAAAATACTAAATTCAGAAAAGAATTAGATAGTAAAAAAAATATTATATCAAAACTTAGAGAGATAGAATAAAATGACACTAAAGGATGATGTAAAAAAGAATTTTGGTAATGAAATTATTCAAAGCGCTAGTGCGCTAATGGATAGAGAGTCTGTAATCATCCCCCTAAGCCCTGCGCTAGATATGGTTTTAGGTGGCGGTGTGCCAGAAGGTAGTTTTGTTGTTTTAACGGGACAACCTAAATGTGGTAAAACTACAACCTCTCTAGATTTAGCGGCAACGGCTCAGAAGCCAGAATATCAAGGTAGTCTGAAAAAACCCAGACATGTGTATTACCTTAACATAGAGGGTCGTCTTAAAAAGAGAGATTTACAAGGTATTAATGGTTTGGATTTAGATCGGTTTGATATCATAGGGTCTCAAGAAGGTAAGATCTTACATGGCGAAGAATACCTGCAAATTGCCGAAAGAATAATTAACGAAGAACCAGGATCTGTATTAATTATAGATTCTTATTCTGCTATATGTACAGCGGCAGAAATTACTAGCGATATGGATAAAATGCAACGAGCAGATGGAGCTAAGCTATTAGCTAAATTTTGTAGAAAGGTAGCTAATGTAATTCCTGTAAACAAAAATATTGTTATAGGTATTACTCACTTAATGGGTAATCCCACTGGATATGGCGCTGAATTTAAAGAAAAAAGTGGTCAAGCTATCGCATATCAAACTGATATTAAAATGCGAGCTAAAACATTCAAGCCATGGAATTTAACAGATAATACTCAAATAGGTCAAACTGTGGAATGGCAAATTTTATGTTCAGCGCTAGGTCCTCCGGGTGGTGTGACAACATCATATATTCGCTATGGATCTGGTATTGATAAAGTTACTGAGATTATGATGTTGGCTATAGACATAGGTATTATTGCTAAAGGCGGCGCTTGGTATAGCTTTGATTTAGATGGAGAAAAACAAAAATTCCAAGGAACTGAAAAACTGAGACAGTTTTTTGTTGACAATCCCGAAGCATATGATAAAATACTAGCAGTTACCAAGGAAACTATGGGTATAAAATGAATGCTGTTGGTTTAGATGGCTATGAATATAAAATATCTCTAGCTTCATTAACTACTAAAAGCAATCTGAATAATAAGTCTAATTTTCATTTGTTGGCTAGAGACTTATTGAAACAAAATTATCCGACTCTACAAATATTAGAAGAAATACCAATTCAAATACGTAAGTCAGAAACATTATATATGGATTTTTTTATACCACTGAGTAAGAAATGCATAGAGGTCCACGGCGAACAGCATTATGAGTTCACACCATTTTATCATAGAACAAAATTAGATTTTTTCAAACAGCAAAAAAGGGACAGAGAAAAAAGAGAGTGGTGTCATATCAATAATATTGCTTATATAGAATT